CATTCCATTACTTGGGTGATAATGTAAAAATTGTTGTAATACTTGATTTTGTTTTTCCACCATTAGCATTCCATCTTCAAAAACAATAGGCTCTAAAATTGCATTACCATCTTGTTCATCCTCAAAAGGACTTCTTTGATTTCTTGCGTAACGAAGAGGTCTGTTAATACCTTGTTCGTCATCAAAATGTAATAAAGGAGATCTACTTGAATGTCTTGAAGCCAGCATATATGAGAGTGGATACTGGTTGCCTGTAAGTCTATAGGCTTTGTTTTCGTACTTTTCTTTTTGTTTTGCCATTATAATATAATTTAATTTGATTTATAAAAAAAATAAATACCCTCGTTAATATAACGAGGGTAAATATTACTACTATTTACTATGCATCTTGGAATAAGAAGAAGTTGTTTGCACCTAAAGTACATACAGCTCTTTCACTCAAGAAGTTTACTTCCATTGCATCAAGATCGCTATTTTTTGCACCACCAGCAGAACCAGTAATCCAAGTTTTGTAACGTCTATCTTCAGTTTCAGAAGCTCTATAACGAACGTGTAAGAAAGGACGCTTTGCATTCTTTCCTAAGATTTGGTCATATACAGTTGTTGAACCAGCTGGAACTAATAATCCATTGATTGCTCCTGCGGTTACGCCACCTCTCATTGTAGGATCGTTTAAGTATTTCCAATCAGACTTGTAAAAATCATAACCTCTACGGAATCCTGTGAAACCTAAGTTTAAAGCCATGTCTTTATCATTGTCAAATAAACCATAAGAAGTACCACCTGCTCCATAAGAGTTTTGTGCTGCTAACATATCGTCAATGTCAAATGAAAATTGTCTGTTTACAAAAATTACATTTTCTTCAATAGAACCTTGCTTGTCAAGACGTTGAATTACTTGATCAAATTGAGCTAAAGCAACTGGGTTTCCACCACCGAATACATTACCTCTATTTCCTACTACGTAGAAAATACCATCAGATCCTGAAAGATTAGCTGCACCTGCACCTACTCCTACACCTTGTAAGAAATCTGCTGCACCAGAAGCTGCGTCTGCTGGAACTGCTTCCACCATTGCTGTTTCTAAATAATCTTCAAAACGTAATCGTGTATCATGCTCAGATTTCAAATACCATAAGTATCCACTTGCTCCTTGTTCAGATGTAACTTCAATCCAACCAATTTGAGCCATGTCAGAACCAGAAACAGAATACTTGTCTTTGATAATAATTGGCTTGTTGTCAAAAATAAAGTCATCAGACTCATTAGAACCAACCATTCCGTTAGTACCTTTTGCAAATTCAGAACCATAGATAAAAATATCACATGATGTTGCTGCTGCTACTGCTTGACCACCACCTTCATAATATGCTACAGTAAATGTTCCTGGAGCTGCTGGAGTTGGAGCAGTTTTGATAATTGCTTTGTTTTGTAATGTTGATCCAGCCGTATTGTCTGAAATCATTACTGTTTGACCAACTCTAAGAGTAGCTAAAATACCTGAATTAGCATTTAACTGAGGATTAAAGTTAGTAGGGTTGTTAGCACCTGCTCCTGGAGCTGCACCGACACCTGGCACTGTCCAAGTACCATCTACTGCACCTGCTGCTGAAGCAGAAGTACATCCTTGGTATTTAGTGTGTAATCTTCCTTGTTCCGCCCATTTGATAAGGTCAGAATTAGAAGGCATTTCAGCTCCCACCATTCTTAAAAATGATGCTACTGATCTGTTTCCATAACGCTCAAATTCCTTTTCGTAAGTATCTGGAAGATACTGATTTAAGAAATCAAAGTTGTTTATGTAGTTTGTTGATAACGGAGTTTGTTGCGCACTTGGCTGCAAGTCAAATCCTGGTGTTACATTTACTGCCATTTTTTAATTGTTTTTAATTGTTTAACTTTTTTTAACACTTCTAATTTTGAGTCCTCTTCCATGTTCATTTCTATTATCGCTACTCACAGGACGTATTTTCATTCCATCTTTTGAAACAGTTTGAGATTGTTGCCTCATATCCATGTTTATGTTTTTAGATTTTCTTGAAACATTATCCACAGCATTAGCTACGCCTTGATCATAAAAATATTGAGCAAACTTATCAGGATTCATCGCTACCGACAAAGCTTTATGATAACCTACTGCATCTTTAATTAATCCACTTTCGTCTAAATATTTGCCAATAAAATTACCAACATTAGATTGAACATTTTTTAATTCTTCCGCAGTACCAGGTTTATAAGTTAAATTATTATCAGACACATTAAAATCAAAACCTTTGAAATCATTGTTAAACACATCATTTGTTTTGTCTATAAAAAAATCAGCTTTCTTCCTGTTTACTTCCTCTAAACTTTTAGATTCCTCTATTGAACTTCTGTAAGCATTAAGATTTTTTTCCTGTTCTTCAGATAATCCACCCCCACTTGACTCAAGAGGAATGTTGTATTTATCTTTTTGTTCATTCAAAAATTTCTTTGCTTTCGCAAGTTCACGTTTTTTAGCTAATTTTACTTTCTTGATTTCTCTTGGTTCGTCTAAATCCTCATCGAAACTAAACTTGTCCTCAATAATATCTTGAATGTCTATTTCGTCTAAACCTTCTTCAGTTGACGAATAATAATTAGCCAGTACAACATCGTCTTCCATTTCCTCAAAGTTTTTTTGTAAATTATAAAAATCTTCAATTCCACGTCCAGTTTCCTGTTTGTACTTAAAATACGCTGACACATCTTCTGGTAAATCAACATTTGCCTCTTTTTCCGCAAATAATTCATCAACAGAATTAATATCCTTGTCGTATCTATTTTTTATATATGAAAGAACGTCTTGATCATTTAATTCAACCAAGGGTGTTTCAACTCCCTGTTCTTCAACAGGATTATTATTTTCTTTAGGCTCTTCTGTTTTATTATCTTCAGATAAATTAACTTTATCTATTGAAGGTTCATTTGCATCTGAGTCTTGATATTTTTCTTCATGCGCTTTTAGTAAATCGTTTTCTACTTCAACGCGAGACTTTTCTTCTTTTGTTACTTCTCTTACTTTAAATTCCATTTGATTTTATTTTTAACAAAGTTAATACTAATTTAATTATAATTTTAGACTATTTATCTTGGATTAAATTCAGAAAAATCAAACCCATCTAAACTATCTTCATTAGATTCAAAATTAATAGAAGGTAGATTACGCTTTCTTTGTTCAATCATTTTCGATTGATTAGAAGATTGCTTATTTAATCTATTGTTTTTTTCTTTCTCTCTATTTTCTTCTCTTGAGTCAATTTGAGACTGCTCAACTCCTTTTAATTGCATTTGGTAATTAAACTCAACTTCCATTAATTTGCTTTTTAATTGAACTTCCATTTGCATTTTTTGAATCGCCATCTGACCTTCAGCAGTCATTGTTTCCATTTTTGCAGCTGACTGAGCTTGAGCTATTTGCATTTGCTGTTGAGCCGCTGCTTCTTGAGCTTGCATTTGTTGTTGCGCCTGCATCTCTTGTTGTTGCATTTGCATTTGCTGCTCTCTTTCTTCTTTTTGTTTACGTTTTAATTTTAATAACTGATTAGCCATTTTTAGATTATGAATCTCTCTAATATCAATAGCATCTTCTAAACTTATATTTTGTTGAGATAAAGCCATTTGAATGTTTTGCTCTAACATAGCTTTTTCCTCTTCATCTGGAGACATTTCAATAAATATTCCAAAATCATATAAATACAAGTTTTTTATATCTTCAATAATTTGAAGATTATATTTACCAATTTGCATTGCAAACTCATCTTTAAAATCAGCATACTCTAATATATCAGCCATTCTAATAGATAAGCATTCAGCTAAACTTCTTGTCATATATAAACTTGCTTGTAATATATGTCTTGTAGCTGTATTTGAATTTAATGCAGCTAATTTATTAACACCAACTAAAGAGTTAGGATCAGGACTTGATCCATCACGAGCTTCGTTTAGTCCTGTTACCGATCTAATCATATCTAAATAATGATTATAATTACCTATAAGCATTTGCATTTTACCTGCTCCACTTGAAGCTGTTAATTGAGTAATTGGAACTTTTGCATTATTATATTCACCATCCTGAGTATAACTTCTACCAATAACACTACCTGTTTGAAAGTATAATCGTAAAGCATCCTCTGGATTGTATGCAGCTCCAGTACCTAAATCTACCTCATTTAATCCATCAGCATCAATAAAAACACCATCAGGGACTACACGAGAAACAACTTGTTGAATTTTTAAATGCGTCATTTGAATTAAATCCGCAAACGGAATCATTCTACGAACTAAAGATTCAACAGCTCCTTTATACATTCTTGGAGCGCAAGCTATATAGTTTGGAAGTGCGTGTTGAGATGCTGATTTTGGCCTTACCATATTCTCTGAAAGTTTCCATTGCAAAAGAATATTTGTACCCATTACCATAATTCCCTCATACCACACGTCAATTGTTTTCTCAATCTTTTCAAAATTACCTTCTTCCATCATTTGTGTTGGAGGGTTGAAGGTATCGTCTTTCTCTATTACACGAGAACCGCCATTATCAAGTATCTTCTTTTTATATACTATTTTTTTGCTAGTTTTATAATTAAAGTACATTAACGTACAAGTGTCTCTTGAGAATACACTGTTTTCGTAAAATTGAGCTACATTAAAATAATCATACCATGATTGGCTATATTGAGTTATTTCTTGTA